TCCTCCAGCCTTCCTTTATAAATCTCCACACCGGGAACACAGTTAAAAATCTGTTCCATAACAGCTACTAAAATTTCCTTTGCGGTAATCATCAGAATTTATCACCTACCAGTTTATCCACCATATCCCCAGCTTTATGCACAATTTCTTCCTCCACCTCATTCAGCGCATTCCGGTACATGTGCTTTCCATTGACCCAGCCAATCAGCTTGCCGCTTCCCTTGATGTTTACCCGTTGACCGTATTTTCCCTCTTTCGTTTTCGCGCCCTTAATCAGCCTGTGGCCAAATTCAACGAGCTGCGCGTGCGGTGCTTTTTTGTTATCATTTCGCACAGCGGCATAACCACCGCCGCTGCCAATAACCAGATGGCATGCTTCCCGCAGTCTGCCGCTCTGCTCCTTGGTTTCCGCATCGATGTTGCGCGTGACCCTCTCATACATAATCACACCCACATCCTCTACCAGTTCTCTTCTGGCTTCCGGAAACTGTTTCTCCAATGCCGCAAAGGCTTTGTCTAAATCTTCCAATGAGCCCATTCTATCACCTCAATGCGTTAAATCTGCCGTTGCTTTGATTTTCAGAAAATTGTCCCGAAAAAGTGTGTTATCAACGGAAACAATATTGTAAAGCGTGCCGCGAAAAAGAATCCTGTCTTTTACCGTCAAATCCTTCACCGCTCCATACCGAATGGTAAACTCTACTGTCCCCTCTGCGCCATACTTTCTGGCTTCCCACCATTCCCGTCCGTATAAGCCGTTTACCTTCGCCCATACGGTTTTTATCGTCCGGTATTCTGTCCGGATGCTTTTATCCGCTTCCCGTCTTTTGATAATCCGCTGTATCTCTATGCGGTGCCTTAAGTCTCCTGCCTGCATTTCATCACCCACTTACAAAATATTTCTGCAATACTGGTTAATGATGGCTTGTGCTGCCAAGTTTACACTTCTTGTTTTCCCTGTTTCTGTTTCATAACTGCGGTTATCGTACAAATCCGTGCAAATCATCAGCATGGCAATTGCCAAATCAGGCTTATCATCGGTTTCCTCAAGCTCTAAATCGGTTTGACTCAATACAAATTTCCGTCCTGCTTCAATGATAGCCTCAATAACCTCTGTTTCTTCGTCCGCATCGTCAATTTTTGCGAAACGAATCAGGTTCTCTGCGCTTACCTCCCTAAGCTTCATCAGAATCACAACCTTCTGCATCCACAGAAACCTTTGCAGCAGAAATCCTCTCAATCAGATCCGCCTTTTTCCCTGTATCATCCAAGCCCATCTGTTTTGCCAGCGCTCTCAACGCAGGAACTGTCATTCCTTCCAATTCCTCAGCATCCAGAGTTCCTTCCATCAAGGCTGCTTCGTCTTCCGAATCCGAATTCGTCTGCGGATTTCCTCTTTCCACTTCTGCCTCTGCCGGCACAACATAGCCTGCT